CCATTTCGCGTGTAATCGACAGCAAGCCGATAAATCGCATTCTGCAAGATCAGACTGGTATTGAGATCGCCGCCCTGCCCGACATAAGACGCGCTAATATCTTGAGCAATGTCAGATATCTCATCCTGCAAGTCTTTCGGCGAAATCTTCGACGGAAGCAGTTTGTTAAGATCCTCGTCCTTAATCGCAGATATTTCGATCAAGCGATTCGACGGGCCTTCGCGCATTCCAGCGCCGATGACCGCGGCATCAGCAGGCAATTTGGATGCAATCTGCGAATACACATTCGGCCAATAGCGGCCCCACTTGCGTCGCTCTTCAATAATTGCGCCTGCGCCAACGATCGCGCCATCGCGCTCGGTGCGACCATAAGAGCGGTTGATTAAGTCATCGGCCAATGCTTTCGGGATCACAGCCTTGTTGTTGATTCCGATTCGGCGAGACTCAATGTCAACAATCGCGGCAAAACGTTCTGACGCAGCAGCTTGCTCTGCCGGCGTCGTAGCGCGACCGATCGCATCATAAGCATCACGAATCGCAGGATTGCGCTCAACAAGATACCCAGCAGGATCGGCCTCTTGAGCCTGCACCATCTTGGTGTAAGCGTCAGAAACCATCTCAAATCTCTTTAGACTGCCGGCAGCGCCTTTTTCTTGGGTCGGGCGCATAGATTGAATCTTTTCCGCAGCTTCCGCTCGAGGCATCGTCGAGAGCGACACTATGGTGGCACTCGCGTTATACGTTGCTCGATAGTCCTCGTATCGATCAGCAATACCAGCAGCAGCGAACTGCGCCTTTGTCAGCATCTTGTCAGGCGTGATGCCGACACTCATGTACGCAACCTGATCATCGATCTGTGTGCGCAGCACCTCTCGAGCCTCAGCTTCTCGAGCTCGGCGCTCCTGCTCCATGATCGCGATACGGCGCTCTGCTGTTGCTTTGACGTTATCAACAGAGTCTGCATCTAAGGCATCGAGATAAGTAAAACCAGTCTGCCCAGCAGGCTTATCAAGCGCAGCAAGAATCTGACGAGGGTTTTTGTCGGCAGCGGCAACAGCAGCATCTTGGGCAAGTATCGCGCGCTGCTGAGAGTAAAACTTAGAGGCCGCAGCCTTATCAGGAATGCGAGAAGCAATCAGCTCAAGATCGCCGGCAGCCTGCGAAAACTTACTCGGATCTATCTGCACAACACGACGCGCAGAGTTAGCAGACTCATCTGCAACTCGCACCGTCTTTTCGACAGAGCTGCGAGCCTGATAAACAGAGGAGTTTTTCTGGACATCCAAGCCTTGAATGCCAGCTCTTTCGCTAAACCATGCACGAGCCTTGTCAGATTTTAGATTCGGCAAATACTCATTAACGAGCTCTTGGTATCGAGCCTGAGCTTTATCTGAAAATCCCTCAAAATCGTCGGCTTGTTCTGCCTCGCTTCTGAGGCGCTGCTCTTCTTCGATCCACCGGCTAGTTAGTTCGATAGACTTTGACGAGGCATCAATTGCTGCGTCATCTTCGCGGCGCTTCTCAATCTCTAAATTGCGGCGCTCGACCATCTGGCCGGCAACCACAGCACCTCGAGCTATTGCTTCGCCGGTTTGCGCTAAACCAGACTGGATGCGCCCGAGCCCTCCGACATCGGGAGCAATGACGCGCGGCGTCGTCTGCTGTCGATAGAACTCGAGCTTTGCCATTACGCATTACCTCGCGCAGATCCACCGCGGTAGTTCAGCGCCATCGTAGATCTGCCAGTTTTAGGCGCTCCCCCACCAGCCGGCATCTTGCCACCAGCAGCAGAGAACGCCATCAGAGCATTGGTGCCAGCAGACAGAATGGCCGGCCCCCACAGCGGCTTGGCGGCACGAGTAGCGCCAGCCTCAAACATCAACCCGCGTCGGCGTCCTTCGCCTTCGTATCGGATATTGAGCGCGTCCAACTCGGCAGCAGTTGCAGCCTGCGAGTAGGCATCAGCAAAGGATGCTGACTCCAGCAAACCCATCTGCGCACCAGCAGCACGAGTCTCGCCGAACGCCTCACGCGCTTGCCTGCGCTGCGCCTCCTCTGCGGCTCCAGCCTCCAGAGATGCAGCGCGAGCCTGCCCCTCTAACCCTCGAGCTTGCGCTTCGCCGACCTTGCGAGCCTGCGCCGTTTCGGCGATCGTCGCCGTAGCGGAGGCAGCAGCAGCGATAAATGGTATGAACTGCGCCATTACTGAATCCTCGAATACATCGCCATATCTTGACCGCTCGTCCCAAACGAGCGCATCAAGCCTTCAAACTCAAACCGCAGCATCTTTGCCCATCGATGCCCCTGCGGGAAACGAGCATCTACATACGCCTCAATCCGGCGATACGGGCGAGTGTTTAAGTAGTCGTCGACGATTCGCGTGAGGCCAACCATGTGCGGCCCTGCGTCTTTTGCAAGCCATGCCCATGCGGCGTATCGGTTCGCCCACATCTCTGCCACGCCTGCGCACATGACGGGCTTTTCGCCAGCCAGTACGGTATAGGCGGGGCCGGCTGCCACAAGCTGCTCGCAATACTCGTCGTCGAATACGAGCGGAGCCATGATCTGTTGCGCATCTTGCAGCACCATCGCTCGCAGATATTTAGCGTTGAACGAAACGACTTCCATTAGTCCTCCGTCCTCAACCGCGGGTACATCGCAACCACAGTCAGCGGCAGCGGCTGATCAGCCAGTACCCAGATCCGACCATCGGTTTCGTATCCACCCGGATACGGGAATTTTTCGGTGTCGCCGGTCAACACAGGCGGCACTTCATCCATATAGTCTGACAGCGATCGATACAGGATGTAATCGGTCGATGACGCATCCGGCCCGACCTTGCCGCCTAGGCTTGCATAGAGGCGCATCACGATTTGATGGAATCGCTTCGTCTTGCCCTGCGCCGTGCCATCCGTGGCACCCGCATCAATCCTTTGAGTGGCAAGAGTGGACGTATACGGCTGCCCGATCTGCGCTCGAGCAGTTTTAACGGGGAGCGTTACAGCACCATTGGTCACGGTCAGATTCTCAATCTCCGCGCCGTCAGCCAGAGCAGAGACTGTCGTGCCTTCCAGATGCCAAAGCCCAGTGATGATTGTTGAGGTCAAGCGCCAGCCATTAAGCGGCAGCTCATCAAGATTCGGAAACGGCGAAAGGATCGTGCAAAGAACCTCGCTCTCATTCACATAACTAGTGATCAATGCTCGAGCGGTCAGCCATTGCTGCGCAGTTTCATCAAAGTAGCGAACCCGAATCTCGCGGCCAACATCACCGGCAACAAAAACATCTTCGTTCATCGCGATGAATTCGTCGGCTTCCGTCAACAGAAAATCATTGGCTTCTGTTGTTAGTTCGTAGGCTGACGTTACCGTGAAAGAGACATTAGTCGCGTTGCGCGTTGTTGCGCCAGCACCGGGTTGCAAGGTCTCTGCTACTGCGCCGTCAAACTCGAGCGACGAATCAAGGTACACAGCCCCCTCGATGTCATCGTCCTGCTCAAATCCTTCTGCGAAATACTCCACAAAGCGCCGGGTCGATCCGTTGACCGACTTCTTGGCAATCACCCAAACGTCATTGACGCTGGCATCTGGGCTCGTAATGACTTGCACAGACTCGGCTACAGCAGACACCCCGCCGAGCGGATGACGGTGCCAACCATAGACGTTCTGCTCTCGGTCATAGGTCATGCCGAGCAGCTTGCCGTTGGCGAGCACGATCCAGATGATATTGTCCGGCTCCTTCTGGTACGCCATCTCGACGATGCCAGACTGCGTGATCTCGGGATACAGCACGTTCATATCGCGCGGCACCCAGCTATCGGACTGGATATCGAACCGCAGCTCGATCACCCGACGACCGCCGATGCGCACGAACAGCACAGCATCTTCGACTAGCGCCGGCTCCATTTCGCGCGAGCCTTCAGCAGACTGGATCTCGTACTTGACGTTCTCGGGGCCGAGCACTTGGTTCGGCGTAATCTCCTGCACGGCAACCTCGGAGCCTGCCGTACCAACCAGCAGCACATCCGATGCCGTCATCCAGCGGATCTTGTCCACCGTGCCGACCGAAAGCGTCAGCGAGATAGCGTTATCAGCCAAAATCTCACCGAGCGTATCGGGAGCCATCGACGAGTAGTCACCGGCCACCGACGCATAGATTTGCTGGTTGCCTGACCACCACAGACGATCGCGCCAGAAAGCGACCTTGTACGGGAACGCGGCACCTGTCGCCTCGCCCCACGCACCGATCCGATAGCGGCAGTCGTCACCGGCAACGATCTCAGCAGGGGCAATGCCCGGGCCGATGATGTCGACGGTTGCATTCTGCGCATCCGTGATCGCCGTCACTTTGACGACGACGTAACCGGGATGCAGATACTCCCAAGTCACCGCGCCGTCAGACTCGGTTCCTTCTTCGTGTATAGGGCGCACAGAGCCCGTTGTAGCGGAGTTTGTCGCCTCGTAATACTTGCCATCAGACTTGCGCAGATTGCCCGCTGTGATCGTCTTATTCGTCTCCCAAGGCGGCGTCGTGATGTTGACCGGCTCCAGCCGGAACAGCATTCCAACGTGCTCGTTCTCAAATATGTTCGTGGTGCAGGCGAGCGAGACGCCCGTGCCGGATGACGCGCCGAGCGTGAAATTCTTGTAGGCGAGCGGCTCGACTTGGAACGGGCCATCAGTCGGAGCGTAGGTCGCAAACGCCCAGCTAGTGTTGCCGCTACGGGTCAACGTGCGCGGCGCATAGCCCTCGCAGCCGATATAGAGCACATCACCAGACTGGACGATAGAAAGGGCGCAGCCGCCTTCTGGATTCGTTAAATCGGCTTCGGTGTACGGACTCGCAATCTCGTAGACTTTTTGCAGATCGCCGTTGAACACATACGCGCCGAAGCTGGTTGTGTTGATGGAGTTGCCGTACCAATCCTTGAGCTCGAAGGTATTCGCGCCGGCATTGACGTTCGAGACTTGCACATACCGGCCGTTGAGCTCGGTCATGCCCTCAACGCCGACAACCAGAAACCAGTCGCCGTTTGATGGATCGGTGCCGGTGTAAGTCAGTACGCCGGGATTGGCATTCGTGATATTGGTGATATCAAGTGTGTCACCGAGTACCACACCGCGATCGGTGAAGAACCGAACGTACTGGTCGCCGAACTCGAGCACATAGGCTTGATCGAACGAGAACTCAAACCGCTTGAGATAGGACTTCTTGCTCTGATACTTCGTCGGCAGGACAAACCGCGTACCCGGCATTCGCTTGGCCGGCCCCTGCACGGTCGGAACAAATCGCTCCATCTTGTAGCAGGAGCTCGAGTATTTCTCGAAATCGACGCGGCCAGATAGGAGAGGGCCGACCTCGCCGCCGTTGAAATTCGAGATCGCAGGCGAAACCTTTGCCATGCTTTACAGCCTCGCCAAGATCCAAGTCTGGTCTGCGAGAGACTCCGGTGGGTTTTCGATCGCGTTGGCTATGACGGCATCCTTTATCGAGTTTCGATAATCGTTATAGGCCATCTGCTTTTGCTCTGCGCTCGCCGTCAAAGGCTCGGCGAGAATGTACGCAAGGTATGCGGAGAAAGCCATATCAAACGCCGCATCAAACTGTACCGGGTCAGTCACCCGAGACAGATAACGCAGCTTCAAAGGGCCAGCCTGATTCGAGAGAATGTACTTGCCCTCGACCACATACTCTTGACCGCCGGTCGATATCAGATCCGACAGATCCGGCGATGGATACCATTGGCCGACTTGCAGGATGCGCATACAGTCGGTGGGCAACGGATACTGATAAGCCCAGTCCCAAAGTGGGACTGTGGTATCCGCAGCGAGATTTGCTCGCTTAATGCAAAAGCGCCAAGAGAAGCGGCGCTGGAGATAGTCCCGTGTCATATCGAACACGGCATTCACCTCACGGGCAGGCTTGGTGTTGTCCGTGAGATTCAAAATGCGCAAATCCCCGAGCTTCGTCAGCGCGAGGTTTGCGATTGCTACGTTGCTAGCGGCCATCGGGAGACCCCGAGACCGTTAAGCCGGCGGCCAAGTATCTTGAAGAATTGCTTCCTTGATCGTGTCAAGAGCAAGCAAAACTTCGAGCTTGCTCATTCCGATAAGGTCTACACGAACCTCAACGTCCGTGGTCGCCGTTGAGGCCGCACCTTCGGTCACGTTGCGAACGCCTTGTTCGCCGCGATCAATACCGTAAAAACGATCTGCCATGATTCTCTCCTAGGAGAAAAGGGCGAGCCGGTTACCCGACCCGCCCTTGTTTCTTACGCCGCGTAACGACCGATCAGCTTCACGGTCGCAGTCGCGTCAGCGTCTGCGGTGAGCGTGAAAGCCACATCGTAGAACACTGACGGGTCAGCCGTGAGACCGAGGGCATCCCACAGCTCCTTACCGCTGTTCGCGATCGAGAACACAGCCGACTCGTGCAGAACATCCGTGCCGTTGATCGCGCCGTCCTTGAGAGACAGAGCCGAGGCAAAGAAGTCAGCATCGACCACAGCGCCGCCGTCCTTGGCCGTGCGATACAGGCCAATGTCGGAAATCGTCGTGGTGCCGATGTCCGGCGAGTAGATTCGAAGATCCGTCATGACCGCATTCGAAGGAACGCGGAACATACGGTACGTTGAACCCGTGTTGTCGCCAGAGGTGATCGCAGCGGTCGCTACCTCGATGCGCTCAAAGCCACCGTCTACACGAGGACTATTGAGCACAGCCGGGAGGGCGTCTGCGTTGGTGATAAGGGTTGACTTAACTGCTACAACTGCCATTTTCGTTTACTCCCTTATTCCGCGCAGAGGATGTCAACGACCTTCTTCTCTTCGGTGCGGGTAGCACCAAAGGTGCCCATCAGGTAAACCTGATACGGGTGCGAAGAAAGGTCACGACGCTGCGTGATGTCAGACATGATGTCGTTCCACATACCGAGGTGAACGCCAGACGGCACCCACACCGGGCAACGACGGAAGGTCGAGCTCAACGGCAGGCGCTCGCTGTGGATGAAGTTGATGCCAAGGAACTGCATTACCTTGCCATCCTTCATCACCGGAGTGTCGCTGTTGAAGTCGCTCGAGACCACTTGGATTTGGCCCAAGAGATCGTCGTGCTGCTCGGCAGAGATGGCGCAGTACACCGGCTCCGCGTCGAGATCAACCTCGTTCTCCATCAGGATGCGACGCGCTTCACGCAGCTTGTCGACCGTGAGGCCCACGTTGCCAGAGGCAGCGTAGTTCACAGCAACGCGCTGGTTGGTCGAGTCGAACTGCGTGGTCGTGCCGCCAGCTTCGCCCGTCTTGTTGTCGCCGAGCATACCGCTGATGATCACATCGTCCATCGCACGGCCCATCGCGTAGAGACCGTTCTGCGCGTAGGCAGACTGCGGGTCAGCGAGGAGACGGAGCTTGTCGAAGTTATCGATCAGGTCAGCCCAATCGAAATCTTCCGGAAACACCCAACGACGATTGTTCGGGGTGTTGACCGGGACGATCGGCTGGTAGCGGGTCGAAACCGCACGAGCAGCGGTAGCACCGTACTGCGTGACGACTTCGGAAGCCTTGCCCTTGTACGAACCAGTCTGCACAGAGGTGCGCAGCTTGGAGCCCTTTTGCTGCAACAGCAGCGAGATGTTAGTGCCGTATTGGACGGCATAAACTGATGCAATATTGTCGGCCATGATAGCCCTCCAAAAAAACTAAATATGTAGTGTTCTCGGATGGCTTGTCCGTTACCGGGGCCAGAATCCTTGCGAGATACGCTCTCACCGATCGGTCGTCTTTCCGACTGTCAGCTGGGGCCTTACGGCTTACCCTATCCTGCTAGCTAAAAAAAGGCCCGAGATCGCTCCCGGGCCTAACAGCTAGCTCTCACAGGAGATTTACGCCGAGGATAGTACCTCGCGCGTATCACACTAGCAACTACTCTGTAAACAGCTCTGGGTTAGCCATTCGCTGCAATCGCATCATCTCCTCGATTGCCCCCTGACGGATCTTCTCATCACGGTTCATGTAGCGACCCATGAACTCTTGATCGGCAAACATTCCAGCGATCTTGTTCTTGGCAGCCTGCGGGGTGAGCGCGCCACCCGATGCCGCCTCCGATGCCACGAACGACCCTTCAGCGAACGATGAGCCGATCGCATGGAACAGCTTGATCATCGGCCCAGTGCCGATCGCCTGCTCCAATCGCTCGAGACCGTCAGCGTCCAGCCCAGCGTCTGCACCGAACTTGCCGACAGCACGTTTGGCGAGCTCGATGTTCTGATCAGCCGCGGCCCCCCATTCCCGACGCAACGCTGTGAACTCCTCCTCGGACTTGTTCAAGAATGACTCACGCTCCATCTCTATCCGCTGCGTGGACGTTTCATTCCACCACTCGGCAAGACCCTTGGCTTGCTTGTTAGTCAGCCCCAGATCGTGAAGCACCGGAGCGACCGCCTGCGCGAACGAGCCATCGTCCCCTTCCGGTACTGGCAGTTCGTACTTATCGGCGCTCTCCGGGCGTCCTAGGCGGTTATAGACGGCAGACCAGCCCTCGGCGTCGTCATCTGACTTGGGGGCGAGAATAGTGCGTCCGGCCTTGTCAGCGCCGAACACCTTCTCAAGATTCTGATAGGACAGCAGGGCGTCAGCCGGCCCCTTCCATCCCTTGGCCTTGACCAGCTCTCCAAGCTGGCTGGCCGTTCCTTGGTCGATCCCTTCCGGCGCGTACCACGCGGGAGCCGCTGCCGGAGCAGTCGGGTTGCCTGCTTCCGCAGACCCTTGATCGTCACTCATCGATGAATTCCTCTTGTAGATTGGTCAAG